TGCCCTGCTACAGCAAATCTCGGTAGTTGCTCCGCTAATCGCGCATCTGCTAATGCTTTCGCGCTATCAAGGAGACCTATGCGGCGCTTCTCAACCTCTGGCGCTTCGCGGACGATTTGTTCTTCAATAGCCATTAAGCAACACCTCTTCCGCGCATCTCAAGATTACTCATCATATCATACATGGTGCTAATTCCATTGTTAAGATCACCCTGACCCGTGGGATCTGCACCGCGAACCGCGTCTGTCGTCATAACAAACTCGCCCGGCATGAGCATAGCGCGAACACTGTCTTCGTTAGGTATTCCCTCATTAGGACCAATACCTCCTGTGCGACGCGGGAAAATGCCGCCGCCTTCTTCAAAAGTTCTTGTAGGAGCCATTGCTCCCGAAGGTGCCTGTAAACCACCAACCAAATATTTCTTACCTTCTTCGGTTCTGGTTCCGTCGGGATTATAGAAGTAAGTAGAGTAATCTTCTGGGTAGCCTACGCTCGCTAAGTACCTTTTATACTCCGCCGCTTTCTCTTCTGTGGAAGGCGGTCTAGGTGTGTCAAAGAATCCCCCCGCGTATGCGGCACCTAAACCAAGGGCGGTGGGGGCTGCGAATTTTTGAACCAAACCGGGGGCAGTCTTCGCCGCGGCTGTCGCCGCGGCACCTTTGTCCGCTAATAATTGTGAAAAGACCCTTGGATCGTCAACTTTTAAACCACCTGCGCCAATATCTGAAATTGTTTCTAATCTAGCATATTGAGCAGCGTCTGACCCGGTTAAGAACCGACCGCCTCCTACGTCAACATAATTAGACTTTGCAAAGGGTGAAAATCTTGCTAATTGCTCTGTTGCTGTTAGCGGTTTCGCAGCATCCTTTAATCTAGTTATAGCTTCACTAACAGTTTCGCCGGGCAAAGTAGCGCCCGCACCGCCAAGATCTGAGCCAACATTAAGCCTTGGCATGCTTTCAGTAAAGCGTTCAAAAATCCTACCCGAAGTACCTGTGTCTTCTAGTCCTTGGCCAGTCCCCGCCCCCAACTCAAAGGCTTGTTGTGGATTGGCGCTTGCGACCTGAACGCCACTGGGGACCCGCGTTTCAATACCACCCCCCGGTATTTGTTTCAAAAGTTGGTTTCGGTCAAATTGTTCTTTAAGAAATTTACCCGCGAAGCCCGGCTGTTCTACATTGCTCGCATCCAACCCTATAAATCCTTGGTCCGCCTGTAAAACAGGGTCGAAGGGAGCAGAAGGTTTTGTAAGAGGTGCGGGCGGAGGTACGCGCGAAATGGGCCTTACCTCAGTTCCAAACTCAATAGGTGGAGTGCTTTGATCTGGGACAAGACCAAACGCCTCCTGACTTGGGTCGTAGGCAGCAGGGTCGGTAACAGAAACATTAGGGTCGGGAAGAGAAACAGTAGGCTCAACAACAGCAGCTTCATCTTGTAAAAACTTAGGTAAGAACTCTTTTGCTGAAAAAGCCTCTTGTCCCGTTAATACTCCGCCTAATCTGCTAAACCCAGAGGTAAGCATACTAGGATCAACGGCTCCTTTTATATTATCAAGAGCACCCGCAAAGAACCCTGTTCCGTCGGTTGCGCCAGATATACCACCACTAATGCCCGCACCGATTGCGCCTGTTACACCACCAAGGGCAGCGGTTTTAAGGGCATCCCTTAAATTACCACCGTTTAAAAGACTGCCAATACCGCCACTAATTGCACCCGCATAAACAGGTCCGACAAAAGGAGTAAGACCTATTGTAATTAAGATAGGTGCTGCTTTCTTAACAACTTTACCGACTTTTTTAAGGACGCGGCCCACGCTACGACCTACACGGGACACGGCTCGTCTTATTTTTTTAAAGAAAAACTCCGGTAAACCTGTATCTGGGTTTATGGAGTTTTCTCCTGATCCAACGACATATCTTTCTGGGTCTTCAACACCCAGATCCCTAAGATGATCGAATATAGATTCTTTAAGTTTATCGTTACCTTGAATAAGAGCCTTCGGTATAACTAATTCACCCGTCTCAACGTGCGCTACCGTATCATCCCCGTATCGCCCATAAGACGCCATGCGCCGCGCAACACCATCAAAATTAGCAATGCCCTGATTACCAAATGCCTCTGAAGCCTCTTGTTTTTCAAGAGCCTCTATCTCGGCATTGCTCATTATAAATTCAGCAATTCCGCCAGCGGGAATTATTTCTTCTTGTAAAGCTGCGTTCTGTGTCATGTCTTACACCATCTAAAGCTGTGCCATCTTACATAAAACATATAAGCTGGTCTACATTTAACCTGTAGTAACAGAAACTGTTCCCACTGCACCTGTTCCTGCACTTCCTGCGATATGTGGGTTGTTTAACCTAGATATTTTTAGAAACCCATCCACATCCATTACCGAACCTACCTCAAGACCTACATCGTTATTAGGTAAATCCGTAAAAACCATTGTTGTGTGCCGCCCCTCTCCGGGCTGCTGTGTTTGTAATAAAAAAAGCGACAAGGCTCTAACCAGATCATCAAAATAAACAGGGGAGTAAGTCCGAGGAGGAACAGAAAATGTGGGGGGAACCAGAGATCTTCCGCTCATCGTCGTCCATCCTGTTTAATGTCTATTCTGGTCGAGCCAAGTCGCCAAGTTACTCCTAACCCATCTGTCTCAACTCTAACGCCGACTGCTCTGCCGCGGAGTCTAACATGGTTAAGAGTGGCCGTTCCGGTCACATCTGTTTCAAACGATTTAGTATAACCTGTTCCGGGAAAATCCTCTGCTTTTAAAGTAAACTTAGCCGTTTTTGTAGCTCCCACCCCAGAATCCAAAAAGCTAATGTCTGGTATTAACCTACGAACAAAAGCGAAGTTTTCTCCATCCCCTATATCTACAGGACTGCTCTCTATAAAAGCAGAAAGCGCAGACCCGTCGTCATCTGCACCCTCTTCGTGGTTAAACAAAAACCCGCCCTCTGCGGCAATAGGGAATTGATTAATTCCTCTGTCTAGCCACGCACTCCGCGCTAAAGAACCAAAATACCAAACCTGTTCGTCATAATTATAAATAACATATTTGTCGTTAGAAGAAGAATCGGCTGAGGGATAAAACCAAAACACCTCCCCAAACTCAGAGTTTAAACCTGCATACACCTGCTCTGCTTGGGTAAAGTTAAAATTATCAAAAACAGTATCACGAACTGTGCAAGGCAACGGTTTTACGGTGCCGTCATAAAGATAAAATCGACCGTCTCCCATCCAAAATACAGCATCACCTGCGGCAACCGCGGCGTTTGGACCGAGAACCGTGATCCCTGTAGATATTTGCGTAAGCCCAAAAGTAAAAGGAGGCCCTATAAACTGTAAGGAATGAGCCGAATTATCAGTAAGAACAAGGACCTCTCGCCGTGTTTCCGTTACCGATATTATTTGTGAACCTGATCCAACTACCAAATCCCCTGCGGTATTTGTTGCAGTGGCAAGCCAATCTGTAGCGTTTTCTTGCGAGGAAAAACGTATAAGAAGTTTATCCTGCGTAGAAGAACCTAAAGGGTTACAACCGAAAGCAACCACATGCCTGTCTCTGTCCGAGACCAAAACAGCACGAGCTATAGTAGGGGCATTAGTATCTAAAGTGGAGAGTTCGACTGCTCTGGTTGAAAGACCGTTTGTTTTATCCCAATAATAAATAGATCCATCACGAATATTAAATATTAAATCTTCACCAAAGTTATCTTGACTAAAGATACGTATGCTACCGCCACCCGCAACAGTGGTTGCCGCCGAACCCCAAGTGCCACGACCCCAAGTGCCTGCGCCCCAACCTGTGCCCGGAACAACAGTATCTATACCCACATTAATTTGATACTTTGCAACAACGCTTCCTCCACCATTACCTGAATCAGAAGAATTAGCGGCAACAGACGTTGTTATCGTATAAGTGTTTGCCGTTGGAACTGTAACTACTTCGTACTCTATGTTTAGAACAGCAGCAGTTATGTTACCACCTAACGTAGCAGCACCGCTAAAAGTTACAAAGTCTCCTACGATAGCTTCGTGTCCACTATCTGTAACAGTAACGGTGGTTGATCCGTTGGTAGCGGCAAAAGTAGCGGCATTAGTTGTTGTTTTACGAAGCGGAGTTACATCATTAAAAGTACCACCTTCTTCAATGTAAAATTTCTTGTGTGTTCCTACACCTAAAAACTTTGAACCGTCTAACGCAACCCAAGCATGTAATGATCTACAAGTACCCAAAAAAGAGTTTAAAGATCTCTTGACCCAACCGCCTAACTTTTCGGGAAACCCAAACCTAAATCTAATTTTGTCGCAATCGTTCCAACCCCCCTCATTAGCATAAGAGGTAAGCTCTGTGTTAACTCCGGGTTTAAATTTAAAACTGGATAAAGGCATTAATCTTTTTTTACACTTTCAATTAAAGCATTTGTCATTGTAGACAAAGCTGCATCAACTT